TTACCTAAAACAAATGTGCGAGTAGTAGATAAGCTTATCAATGGTGGCTTACAAGCTCAAAGAACTATTTACTATGATGATTTAGCCGTTCCCGTTTCTAATGATAGAGATATAGTAAAAGCGAGAATTGATATATTTAATTCTGTTGATACTAGTTGGGCTTTCCAAGTTTTTAGTGGAGCTTACAGAAACTTATGCAGAAACACTTTAGTTTTTGGTGGGGAAAAATCTTATCATCAAAAAAAGAAACATACCTTAAATCTTAATCCGTCTGCAATGGTTCAAAAGGCAGGTTTGGGTTTGTCAATGTGGTCGCACCAAAAAGACTTAATGCTTAATTGGCGTGGTATCCAAATCACAGATCAACAATTTGCAGATATGTTAAAAGAAACTATCTGTACTAAGAAAACTAAATCTGCTGAAGTTGGGGTCAATCCCGTAAATGAAACTAAGCTTAATTACTTGCTTGGCTTATTTGATGAAGAGAAGAAAGAATTAGGTTCTACACTTTGGGGAGCTTATAACGCTCTTACTCATTGGTCGACACATACAGATTATAAGGTGGAAAGATACAATCCTGAAACTCACAAATTAGAAACTATTAATGGTGGTCGCACCAATGCCAACAAACCAAATGTTGAAAGACAAAGAGCAGATGTTGTAAGAGAATTACTTACTTCAGATGCTTGGCAGTCTTTAGAAATGGCTAGTGCTTAATGAATAATGGCTTAGAATTAGCATACGTAATTTATAGGACAGTTGTGGTTATTCTCTTCTGTCTTATAATTTACGCTATTATAATTGTTTAATTTTTAGGAGAAATAGAAACATGAAAAGATTACACTTAAACAAGATGTCTACCTTACTTGAAAGTTTGGAAGTTGTCGCACGTAACGCCAAAAATAAAGGTCATAGAAGTGGTTTCAGATGCCATGATCTTGCTTTGCAATTGGCTGATCAATTCAAAGTTTTTAAACCTACAATTGAAAGCGTAATTACTAACAAGGAAAATAAAAACAATCCCTTTAAAATTAAAGGTAATGACACGCTAACACGTGGAGAATTTCAAGTTTACAAAGTGATACGTGACAACAAAGAAAACCTTGTCAGAATAATTGACATTTACCAAGACACGACACATGACAAAGCTTTCAACACGATTAGACAGTACGTAAACATTCTTAAACAAAAAGGGTATTTACAAACTATAAAGATTAAAGGCGATAGGCATAAATATTATAAAACTTATCCCCTTTCATTTCATACGATGGACAGAAATTTGGTCAATAAATTATCTAGTTGACTTCTTAAAAAACTTAAGATTATAATTGAACCACTCAAGGCTTTTCTTGGGTGGTTTTTTTTAAAACCTCAATTTAAATAGAAAAGGATTTCTTACAATGGAAACAAAACAATATTTAATTAAAAGTGAATACGATTTTAAAAATAAAAAATTTAATGCAGTCAATAATTGTGAATTAACTGTTCAATTTAAAGTAATGGATAGTTGTTGCATGGTTGAGATTATTGGTCGCTATAATGGTCGTACTAATGAAGAATTTAAACATCAAATCTTTTGCCATAAAGATCAGATGTTGAAGATTTTACCAAATGTGAATGATCAAGTTGCAAAGGTTAATGATCCAATCAATAAAGATAGGGTTTTAATTGATCAGAATATAGGTGTTATTTTTGAAGAGGAAGAAACCAAAAAAGCACTCTATCAATTGGGCTTGCATGGTCAATTAGATTTAGAAGAGTTAATTGAAGAAAAGAAAGGAAACTAATTATGGCTTATTTTTTAAAAGAACTATTGGACTTGTTTAAATGGGTTTGTTGTGGTTTCACTCTTGCTTATTGCTTGGCAAGTTATCATGGCTTAGATACAAGCTTTTCTAGTTTATGGGGTTAATCATGGCTTATTATTTTGAATGTAAAGATTGTGGAAAGAAAGAAACATTCCCTAAAAGAAAAATGTACGATGAGAGTAAGGAAGGCAAGAAACAAGAATATGAAACTGTCTTATGTGTCTCTTGTGTTTCTCATAAAGTACGTCTAAAAGGTAACCTAATAATTATTTAATGAAAGGAAATAAATAATGACTATCGCACTTGAAAACATGCCTAATAGAATAGATAAATACAGAAATATTGCAAAGGTCGAGAACTTTAAAAGCTCTAGGTCTGGCAATCCAATTGCTAATCAATTTAGGATTACTTTGCAAAATGGTGCAGAGATATTTCAATCTTACAATTCTATTATAGCTGTTAAGGTTAATGGCTTAACGTTTCTAGATCGTACTTGTTGGGATTACTCTAATACTACCTCAAGATATAGGAAAGAGTTTCTAAACGAGGATACTAAAACGACTAAACAAAAGATAAAAGATGATGTTTACATCTTAATGAACTTGAATTAAATATCTTAATTCCTCCCCTTAAAACCTCCCTTGACTAGTTCTTGGGGGGTTTTTTGTTGGGTTAATTAGAATAATACTTAAAGCGTTGGTTTTGTTGGGTTTCTTGGTGGGTTGTTCTTTTGGTAATTGCTCGCAATCAGCACCTTAAACAATCCCTTTTGGGCTTAACTTGTACAACTAACAAATGACAAATCGGTTTACACGGGCGTATGTGTGCGAGTGTGTTAGCTCGGTTGGTGCTTGGGTTTGCTTGTTGGGGTGGTTTTAATCCTATGGAATGAAAACTAAAACCTCAATGAGGAAAGACATAAATTTCAGTCCGTACGGGTACGCAAGGGACACCCCACCCCCCCTAGTATTGGCTAGCAATGTCGCCATATTTTTATGTGAATTAGTTACTTGTACAGGTTATTCGCACCCTCTTGGGTTACCAGCCAAGAAACTCGTGGTCGCACCCCTTTGGTCGCACCCTTTAGGTATCCCTATGTGTATGTGTGTATTTCCCCGGAGGTTCTACTCCGATTGTATCCATCCTGACGAAAAAGTCAAGTAAATTCGTCACAAAAATTTTTTTTATTTGACATTAGCTTAATCTGTACGTATAATCTAGGTATCAAGACCAGTTAGAGCAGCAGCAACCAAACCTTTCTCGTGCTTTGGCTCAACTTCTTAGGCTCTTGACTTACTAGAAATAAAGGAAAACCCGTGTTTGAAGCATTTGTACTTGTCTGCTACTTAGGATTGTCATCCGATTGCAGAGAATTACACGATACACGAGGGCCTTACAGCACAGAAATGCTCTGTAAGCAACGAATTGTTGAGATAACAGTCGAATTACCTGAGTATTTACCTAATTATAAAATAATGGCGTACCGTTGTGACGAATTTACTACCACAAACAAAAAATTCACGTGAAATAACCCCCCAACAAGAAGAATTCCTAACTAATCTGTTTGAGAATGGTGGCAATGTCACCGATGCAGCACTTCAAGCAGGCTATTCTAAGGGTAGTGTGACGTGGTTAAAGAACAGTTTAGCTGATGAGATCATAACTCGCACAAAGAACATACTGTCTATGAACGCGTTTAAGGCAGCTACACGCCTTGTAACGACAATTGACAACCCAGTACCCGAAAGAGGGGACGACCTACGCTTCAGGGCTGCAGAATCGCTCTTAAACAGGGTAGGACTAGGAAAGCAAGAAACAACTAACGTAAATGTGCAAGCAGTACACGGTATTGTGCTGTTGCCACCAAAAAAAGAGGTCGTAATCGATGGCTAAAACAAAAACATATGAAGAAAAACAAAGAGACAAGCGAATCCAAAAACAAACAGAAAAGCTTGGAGGTCCTAAGAAGACTCCACAGCCTAAAACTTTAAAGAAAGCTGCTCAAGAACAATTTACTAAAGCAAGATTAACAACATCTGCTTCTGCGTTGCTTCCTGCAGCGGGATTTAAACCTGCAACTGGTAAACAGTTACTTGACGGCTTTATGAAAGGCTACATGGGTCTATATAAAGAAGCTGTGCCAAAAGAACTCAGAGATAGAATTAAATTTGAGATGAAGGGTAAAAAAGTAGTAAAAGATAAGAAGAAGAAATAGAATGAGCGTATACGGCATCACAAGAATAGTAGCAGGATTAGTTGCACCCGGAATGCTTGATTTAAGGTCAAGTACAAAAAAGAAAAACCCTAAGTTAAAGTTTCCTCAGATGGATGTCGGTAAACCAATTCCAAAAGTATATGCAAAAGGGGCAGGATCACGTAAAGTAAATAATTAGGAGAGAAGACAGTGGCTAAAAAAAAGAATAAGATGTATTCAAATGATCCGCAAGCAGTGATACCTCAACGTAAAAAGAATTATGAAAAAGCAAGACTAAAAGCAGATAAACTTATTAGTCAAGTATCGCAAGCAGGCGGGTATGCCATAACAGCTTTAGGTGCTTTGGGTTTAGGGATGGCATATAAAGCTACTAAAGATGATAAAAAAGTTTATAGTAATAAGAAAAGATATCAACAACCACGTAAGGTTGATGTCGACAGGGTAAGAAAGCCGAATTTGTTTGACTGAAGCCACCGCACCGAAGCGTGGTCGTGGTCGACCTAAGAAAGACCCCGACGCACCAAAGCAAAGATATTTCCTGTCTAGAGCCGAACAAGCCAGACGACAGACACAGAAAAGATTACGTGACGCAAAGAAGCGTGCAGAAAAAGTAACTAAAGTAGCAGAAAGTAAAAGAAGATATGCCAGAAAGCTTGAAGAGAAAGTTGGTAAGGTTGAGAAAGCTCTTAAAGGGGATACAACTACCGTTA